ACACCTCAAGGTATAATTGTAGTTTGATGTCAAATTCTTCTTGGCTCATTATAACTCTTTATCGCTCATTCCTAATTCATCAAGATAAGTTAAGTTTGTAGGAACTAAAATTCTGTCCATATCTTCCTCGTCTATTCTATCGTAGTTCATAGCATCTCTTTTTTCGTTAGGAGTAATCCACCAAGATTCTTTCATTTGAGAAACTATTTTCTCCATATCCTTTTGCATTTCGGGGAATGCTTGTGCATCGTAGTCTATGTAGTATTCTTTACCATCTCTCAAAGAGTAGTATAAAGCAACTTCGTTAAACATACCTCTAATCATATTTAGAATAGGAATAATAGTGTTTGTTACCAAACCTTTGTAAGCCATTTCCTTGTTATTGTAAGAAGCAGAATCTGTTGCCATTAAGATAGGGTCTACTCCAAATACTCTACATAAAGTATCTCGGTCCGCTCCTATTGATTTAATAATCTCTAAGTCTGCTGGACTCATTCCGATTTGCTTATAATCCACAATACCGTTAGTAGCTACAATTCTTTTATAGTTGTCAGCACCAGTAAGTTTTGAATCTATTTGTTGGTTAATCTTGCTAATTTGTTCGCCGTCAAGCATTGCGTCCTTATCCCCACTAAATAAAAGACCTGCTGCACCACCATTAATAAATGCTTTAGCTTTTGCTCTTGTACCTTCATTTGAACTTGAAACAGTTTCCCAAGCAGCCATAAGCGGACTCATTCCGTAAAGTTGGTTTCCACTTACATTATAGTCAGGGTTAAAGAACTTAATATGGTTTACTTCGTTTACTTTAAACTCAATCTCTTGGTTTCCTATTTGTAGCTTATAAGCACTAATCGGCTCAAAAGTACCACTTCCTATAATCTGTGTAAATTGAGAAGGTAAAGGATAAAGTTTAGTTGGTACTCCTTTGTTTCTACCTACTTCAGGCATAAACTTATAAGAATATGCGTTTCCTGTAATCTCTAAAAAAGAAACTAAAGATTCAATATACTCTTGTTGGCTTTGCATTTCGTTTGGTCTTGCAATCAGCTTATTTAAGTCCGTTCCTTCTACTTCGGTTAATCCCTTTTTAAGTAAGTTGAACTTATTATTCTTTGTTCTATTAAAACTCTTTTTGTTCTCTATTTCGTAAACATAGAAAGGAACTGAAGCTGCCTTCTTTGCAATCATATTTATAATAGCAAATACATCAGGGTTGCCTTGATAGCCATTCCTTACATACGCTCTTGGGTTGTTAGGTATGTTAAAGAATATTCCGTTGAAATAAGAGAATAAAGATTGATTGTATTTGTTGCCAGCATCTGAACCTTGAGAAGGTAATATAGCAGCTTTAATTCTTTGTATGAGATTCATAAGCAATTATTTTTACAAATTTACGATAAATTTAGATAAGTTTTACATTACAACAAAGTCAAACTTCTTAAGTTCAAACCACATTCGCATCATTAGGGCATCACTTATATCGGGAGACCTGCCTAAATGTTCTTTAACTTTGTCTTTAGGTAGCACCGCAAGTTTACCATCTTTGTCGGCGTTATGCCTTTGTACCCATTCAAGTTCTTCGGTTAATTCCTTTTTAATTGTTACATCTTCGGTCATTACCCATACTCCTGCTTGATTAATTAACTCCGCAAGTTTGTAGTAGCATTCGGACTTTAAGTTAATATAGTTACCTGTTAATGCTTTGCTATTGTTTACAAATCCTTTAAATCCGTAATCAACCACACCACCGCCGACACCATCTTCATCACAAATGATTTGAGAATAAGGGATTGAATGCTTTTTACTTAAATGCTTAATGAATGCTGCTACTTCGTTTGTTGCCTTGTTAGCTAACTTGTGTATCTCGGTTACTCTAAAGCCACTCCAAACCATAATTAAAGTATTATCCTTACCAAATCGTGCAATATCGGCTGAAATGTAATTTTTACCGCTTGGAATGTGTTCGTTAGTGAACATATCAATAATCTTATCGTAACCGATTAAAGCGTTATCGTTGTCATCATACTCCCAATTACCATAAAGCAATCGTTCCCTACTTTGATTATCCAAAGTCTTTAAGGAATCAATATAGTGTTTAGAGATAAAAGGATTGTCTACCGCTAATGCTTGAATAAATGCTTTGTTGTCATCTAATTTGTTTTCCTTATGTGGCTTATAAAAGTTATTATAAACCCATCCTTTTGCAGGGTTACAAGTTCCAAGTATTTTAGGAATCAAATTAAATTCATCAAGTTTATATCTTATTCGAGATTTAAGAATATTCCAAGCCTTTTCTGTTACCTGGTTGCATTCGTCAACAAATATAAAGCTGACCTCAAGGCTGCCCAATTCGTCAAAATTAATATCTGAAGGGTATTGAAACAGGTCTTTTAATAAAATAGTCGAACCATTTTGAAAGGTAATAATATTACTTTGAGCGTTGAACTGATAGTGAATGCCTGACTTTAAACCTTGCATCCTGCACACATCATAAAAAGAATTAAGAGTAGTTTCTTTTAGTGTCTTTAACACCGCTCTACCTATTAAGGCTCTTGTACCTGGATATTTTAAACAAGACTTAAGAATCCAATAAACACCTAAAGCAGTCTTCCCACTTCCAGCACCGCCACCATAGATAATCTCTTTGGTCTTATTGTCTTCGATTAACTCAATCGCTATGGTCTGCTTTTCCGATAGGTGCATAGGTTCTTATTTCTTCAAATACTATTTTGGCTTGTATAGGATTGTTTGCATCCCCTTCTAAAGTTGTTCTTGCAAGTTTTGGTCTTGCGTACTCAAGTAAAGTAAGATATGATTGCACAAAGTCTTTGCCCTCTAAAGAGTTAAGTTCTTGGTTAAATCGTTCTGTACCTTCTTCAATTATAATATTGACAAAGTTGTCTATTAATAGTCTTTTTTGGCTTACTGCACCTTGTGGTCTGCCATTCGGATTCCCGCTTTTGCCTTTTTCAAACATTTGTTTCTTTTTGTTATTTACAACAAAGGTAGCTATTTTATTACATTTTTAGAAAGTTCGTATTCCTTTCGTAAGTAGTTAATCTTTTGCGTAAGTACATCTATAAAAGAATTGGTACTAAATCTAATATTCTTTACTTCTGCTAATCTTGTTTCAAACTTACCCTCTATAACTCGGTAAGGCTCGGACATTATAATAGCTTGTTTCTCTTTGTTGCCTTGCGTACCTTCTCCTTCTACAAATAATCTGGCTTCTTCTATCTTCCTGGTAGTGTAAGCATCTATGTAGCCTTTGTGAATTTCAGCTTCCATTTCGTTTAAAAGAAATAAATATCCAGCTAACTTTAGATTAGAGTTTATTAAGTCTTCTATTGCACTGGTCTTATTGGCTTTTATTATCTCGGCTTTTATCTTATCTATCATAAGTCAGCTACTTTTTGTGTGTAAAGGTCAATTAATTCTTGATAATCAGCTTTTCCCATCTTCTTTACTTGATGCCTTTTGTATTCCAAGTAATCCATTCCGCCTTTACCTATTTCCTTCTCTAATCTCTTATAGTATTCGATATAATTACCGCTTTTAGCAATATTACATCCGTAGCACTGTGGACGGCAGTTTTGTTCATCATATCTTAAACTTAAAATACCTCTTGAATAGAAATGACCGTTCTGTATCTTCTTGTAAGGCATTACCTTATCGCAAGTAAAGCACTTAACATCTAAATTCTCATCAGCGTACTTTAAACGGATATAAGTTGAAAATATAGCATCTGCTTTCTTCTTTAGTATGGTTGTACTCATTTTGCTCTTTTAAATTTAATTAAACTTAATAAGTATAAAGGTATTACAAAAGGTGCTATTAACATAATTACTGCAATACAACATATTATATTAAGCAAACTAAATTCATCTTTAGATTTAAAATAATTTGATTTTTTAATAAAATAATATATTCCGTAAATTGTACTTGCAATCCAATAAATAATTAATTCGCTCATTTTAATAAGATTTTAGTGTAAAACATCTCGAACACTACTCCCCAAATAATAGAAAATAGAACTATATCAAAATACCCAAATATAGGTTTATAAGTTACAATAGCTAAAGAAATAAAGAGTAACATCAAGGCTTTAAATAAATGCCAACCATCCGTTAAAAACGAAAGCATAGTTGAAGATAAAAAAAACTTCTCGCCATTTTCTTTCTCGCCCCACTGCCATTTGTTTCTCCAGGACATATTCCAATCCCAAAATTGTCTATTTTTAAAGTTTCCAAATATAGAAACATAATACCTGGTAGATAGAACATCCATTACCGAGTTACAAATAGCTGCTAATATTATAAAGATTATTGTCATAAGTTGTCATTAAAGTTACAAAAGTTCCCATTTTGGGATTTTTAAAGCTCATTATTCGTATAAATTAGTATAAATACGGCTCACTTTTGAGCTACAAAGTTATTTTTTTCCACTATTGCGCCCATTTTTCTTGCTTTGCGCCTATTTTTTCCACCATAAGGCTAAA